GCCCCAACGACGTTCAAAGAACAGATCCTTAGTCATGCGTTGATGAAGGGCAACGGTCGAGCGGCTATCATCCGAACGAGCCGCGGTATCTCGGAGTTAATCCCGATGATGCCGGATGCGACTTGGACGATCATCTACGAGGGCGAAAAATACCATATCACCAAGCCGGAAAACCAGAGTAAAACGGATCTTTTCGACACGTTCGACACTGACAAGAACGGATACTTAATCTTCCACGATAGCGACGTTTTGCACCTTACTGGCTTCAGTTGGGACGGTGTCGAAGGTCTCGGATTGCTTGACATCGCTAACGCGACATTTGCGACGGGTTACGAAGAAACTAGGTTTAAGCTTAACCAACTGCGTCGAGGATTTCGCGGCAAGTTGTTTCTTGAGGCACCTCCAGCGGCATTTCGCAAAGCAGAGGACGCCAAGGAATTTATTGACGACTTCAACAAGATCGAAGCAGGCTCGGAGAATTCCGCCAAAGCTGGCTTATTGCGTGAGGGCATCAAGGCCAATGCCGTGTCGATGAATAACAATGACGCACAGTTTGCAGCGTTGCAAAAGCTTACCAGGCAAGAGGTCGGAATGCTTTTCGGGCTTGAAGGGATGCCAGGCGATGGCGATTCGGTCAGCTACAACAGTTTGGAGCAAAAGCAGCTTGCGTATCTTCAGTGTCTTGACCATTGGCTAGTCAAGTTTGAGGAACAATGTGACATCAAGCTACGCACTCCAAGAGAGCGGAGATCGGGCGAAGTGTATTTCAAGTTCAACGCTGCGGCGTTGTATCGAACGGACTTGCGAACGACGATGGAAAGCTTCAGCAGGGCCATTGCATCGCGGATCATGAATCCGAATGAATGCCGGGCTAAGCTTGATCTTAATCCGTACGATGGCGGCGATGAGTTTATCAACCCGGCGATCAGTACGCCAACGGGCGAACAGTCAGCCGATGAGGTCGAGGACAGCCCAGAGGATGAGCAAGAGGACGAGCAAGAGGATTCGCAAGATTCTCGAAATGATCGAGCCGTTGAACAGATGTTGCGCGATCTGATTAAGACCGAGGGCAACAATGCCATCAACGCATCTAAAAAAGCTCAATTTGTCGCTTGGATTGGCAAGAACTATCCGAAATGGCAAAACAAGCTTGCTGATAAGATCGAAGCGATTGGGCTTGATCGAGATTTGGCTAGGATCCACTGCGAGAAATCGACCGAAATACTCGCTGGATTAGCGGCAAAACATGGTGGAAATAGCCTACAAAAGGCTGTTGAAACTCAGGTAAAGACGTGGGAAAACAGGGTTTTTGACCTGAAAGGGGCTCAAAAATGATTGAAGTACGCGCGGAAACTGCGGAAATCTTGCTAAGTGGCATTGTGGGCGATGGATGGGACGAAAACCCGATCACGCAAAAGGGCGTGGCTGAGGCTCTTAAGTCGTTCGGATCCAGTCCGGTAACGGTTCATATCAACAGCCCAGGCGGTTTCGCCGATGAGGGTATCGCGATCTACAACACGCTCAAAAAGCATTCTGGCGAAGTCACAACGATTAACGACAGCCTTGCAGCGTCGGCGGCTAGTGTAATCTTCTTGGCCGGTCAGAATCGATTGATGGCTGATGGTTCGCGGGTCATGATCCACAGGGCAATGTCCTTTGCGATGGGCAATCAAGACGACTTTGCTAAAGCGATTGCTGCGCTAAAAGCCTACGACGCTTCGCTTGTTGACATCTACAGCAAGTACATGGGCGAGGATCCGTCGGAGATCGAGCAGCTAATGGCGGGTGAGACTTGGTACAACGTAGACGAGGCTATAGCGTCAGGATTGGCCACTGGACGCGTTGAAAACGGCAAGAAGTACAAGAAGCCAAAGAACGCTTTCGACTCGGCAGCGGCGTTGCTAGCTCGTCAGAAAATGGCGCAGTACGCAAAGCACTTGACAACCGTTAAGCGATAGCGTAAAGTTATTTCCGGCTGGCCAGAAGTGCCAACCACTCTGCAACTAATTAGCGGCAGTGACACACGGTTCAAAACAGTTTGTTTTCCCGTGGCAGTCATGCCGCTATCTTGGTTTAACGACTGCCACACAACCCACAAGGGCAGTCAGTATGAAGAGCGCAAAAGCGTTAGGCGACGAAATCCAAGCCTTGCAAGCCAAGGTATCTGCGATCCAAGCGGTCGCAACTCAAGAGAGTCGCGAATTGCTCGAAGATGAGCAAACCGAGATCGATTCGATCCTCGGAACCGAAGGCAAGCCGGGCCAGATCGAAAACCTCTCGAAGCAGCGAGAGCGAGCGATCAAGATCGAGCAAGCGGTTAGCAACACGGTTCGCCAAGTGGTTGACAATCAACCTTCGGCGGTCGGCAATTTCAAGATCCCGGCAAAAGCCAAAGCGGTTCGACAGCTTAAAGCTTTCAAGGGGCCTGAGGCCGAGCGTGACGCTTATGCTTCGGGCCAGTTCATCAATGCGGTTCTCGGAAGCGACAAGTCGAAGCAATGGTGTCGCGATCATGGCGTTCTCAACGCAATGGGCGAAAACAACGATCTCAACGGCGGTTCTTTGGTGCCCGTCCAGTTTGAAAACAGCGTTATCAGCCTGCTCGAAGAATACGGCGTTTTTGCTCGTTACGCTCGCAACTATCCGATGACTTCCGACAGTGCAACCTTGCCGCGTCGCGTTGGAGGATTGACTGCTTATGCAGTCGGTGAAAATGCCGAGATTACAAGTTCGGATGCCAGCGTCAATCAAGTCAATTTGACGGCTCGCAAGTTCGCCACGTTGACCAAGGTTTCGAGCGAACTCTCCGAAGATGCCGCGATTGCTTTGGCTGACATGCTCGCAACCGAAATTGCTTACGCTCACGCGGTCAAGCAAGACTCCTGCGGTTTCCTTGGCGACGGTTTGCCAACTTATGGCAGCATCGTAGGACTTGCAAACGTGCTTGCTGCAGGTTCGGTTTCTACCGCTGCGGCTGGTCAAAACACGGCTGCAGGCTTGACCATCGCAGTTTTTCAAGATGCTGTTAGCAAGTTGCCTCAGTACCCTGGCATCCGTCCGGTTTGGTTCTGCCATTCGGCGGTCTACTGGAATGTGCTGGCTCGCTTGCAATTCGCTGCCGGTGGTAACACCGTCATGGATCTTGCAGGGGCTCCAATGCAACAGTTCATGGGCTACCCAGTTGTGTTCTCGCAAACGCTGCCAAGTTCGATTAGCGGCTCGACCAAGTTTGCTTACTTCGGCGATCTTGGATTAGCTTGCACGATGGGTATGCGTCGAAGCTTGACCATCAAGTCCGATGCGTCGCGATATGTTGACTTCGATCAAATTGGAGTGTTTAGCAACATCCGATACGACATCAACATCCATGAGGTCGGAACGGCTAGCGTTGCCGGGCCAATCGTTCAACTCAAGGCCGCTGCCTAATTCACAACTAACAAAGGAAAGTAGGTGACACATGAACGCACTTCAACACACTAAATGGGTAGCGGCTATCAAGCCAGGGGCATTGCTCGACAACGCAACCGCCACGGCTACCGTTGTTGATGCTCGCAATTGGGACTTCGTTACGATCGCTGTTACGCTCGGAGCAACTGACATTGCGATGAGTGCATTGAAGGTACAAGCCTCCGACGCGTCAGGTGGAACATACGCTGACATTACCGGAGCAACCTTCGACGGCGGGTCTGGGCTTGGCGGGGCTACATTGGCACTCCCAAGTGCAACCGATGATGGGCAAGTTTGCTTGTTCCACATCGACATGCGGGGCAAAAATCCATTTTTGAAGGTTGTAGCAACCTTTGGCGATGGCACTTCTGGAGGCTACATCTCTGCCGTTGCTTGCCTGAGCCGTGGCAAGATTCCGCCGAGCGTTTCGTCCGATGTTGCAGACGGTGACGTTTGCATTGTGGTCTAGTCTATGGACTTGATCCTTTTGAGAGATTGGAATGGCCTGCCAGTCGGTTTTCGGCTGGTAGGCGTTCAAGCCGGTCAAGCTGAAATAATGATCCAGCGAGGTTTCGCAAGTGCGATTGATAGCGGAAGTGGTGACAAAGCCGACAGCCGAGCCAGTGACGCTCAGCGAGGCGAAAAAGCAGCTCGAAATCGCCACAAGCGACACTAGCCACGATACGCACCTATCAGCATTGATCGGAGCGGCTCGGGAGCAATGGGAACACGATACCGATAGCGTTACTTGTTTCCAAACGCTTCGGCTTCGGGTCGCTTCGATCTTCGATGGGTTCAAGCTGCTCAAAAGCCCGATTCATTCGATCACTTCGATTCAATATTACGACGGAAACAATACGCTACAGACTTGGGCATCAACTCAATACCAATTGCATGTCGATCAAATCAGACTAGCGTACCTTGTGACGCTGCCGGTCTCGGCTAGTCGTTGGGATGCTTGGACGATTACCTACAAGGCTGGACACTCGCAAGACGGCCAGAGTGTACCTGAAGCAGCTAGAGCGGCTATCTTAATGCTGGTTGCTCATTACTTTGAAAATCGCGATATGGTTATATCGGATGCTTTGCAAACGATGCGACCATATGAGATGCTTGTTCGGAGATTCATGAGGGCATCATACCCATGAGCGGATCAGGACGACCAACAAGACATCGAGTCGGAGCCATGCGACATCGTTGCACGATTCAGCAACCGACAGAGACGCAAGACGCAAGCGGTCAACCTGTTGTCAGTTGGTCGAATTACGTCGTCAATGAGCCTTGCGAATGGAACCCAACATCGGGCATCGAAAACATGCGGGGCCGTCAATTAGAAGCAGGCACAAGGGCGGTTTTTGTGGTTCGTTATCGATCGGGCTACAATACGCAAATGAGCGTGCTTTTTGATGGCGAGCGGTACGGAATCACGGCGATTAACCGCGTAGATGGGCTACGCAAGTACCTCGAAATTATTTGCTCGGCGGTGCTGTAATGGGAACGACGATTGAGATAAACGAATCACTGATAAAGGCTTTCGATGCGATCCCGTTAACGCTTCGCAATGGGCCTTTAGGCAAGTGCCTTGGGGTATTTGGCGAAACCGTTTCAAGAGCCTGCAAATCGCAGGCTAGGAGCTCTCGGGGCGGCAGTCGGCTCAAGTGGTCTAAGAAGTACAAAAACAATCCTGCTTTCCAGAATGACTCACGAGATCACTTTGGACATAAGGTTATGCGAAACGGTTTGGCTGTCTATGTCGGTGCGACATACCCGAAAGGCAACAAGCAGCAATTCGTCATGCCGATCAAACGCGGAACAAGCTACCAAAGGAATCTATGGGGCAAGCCCGGTCAATCGATTCCAAGAGTTAGCAGAAAAGGCAAAGCTTACACAATGATTGTTGGAACCAAGCCACAAACAGCCGATTTTCCGATCCAAGATCGAGCGACAGTGAAGGCTTTCGACATTACGAAATCACAAGCTGGACAAGCTTTTATGAACGAACTACAAAAGCAAATCAAGGAGCTTCGCCTTGGCTAGAAATCTACAGCTCACATCGAAGGTAACTATTGCATCGAGCGGAACCGTATCAGGTGCATTGACGATTGAAGGCGGTCGGACTGTGCTTGCACTCAGAACGCCAACAGCGTTGACAGGGACGACGTTTACCTTTCAAGCTTCCGACGACGCGAACAACTTCTACGATCTTTACAACGGATCAACGCAGTACAGTGTAACCGTCGCGGCATCGCGATTCATCGCGCTCAATACCGATGTCATGGCCGGTGTTCGATACCTAAAGGTGGTAAGCAATTCGGCTGAGGCGGCATCGCGGGACGTCATCGTAATCAACGGGGAGTTGTAATGTCGGCAATCGGCGAAGCATTACGGACAAAGCTATTGAGTTACAACGCAGTATCAACGCTTGTTGGTCAGCGAATGTATCCCGATGCACTCGTTCAAAATGCTCAACTGCCTGCCATCGTCTACTATGTGACATCCACCGAACGAGATCACGCCATCGACGGCGTAACAAAATCAGCTCATGCTAGGGTTACCTTCGACTGCTACGCAACTACTCGACGCGTCGCTAGCTCAATCAGCAAAGCGATTCGCGAAACCGGAATTGATTTTTTTCGTGGTACTGTTGACGGTTACTCATTTGCAGGAATCGATTTCGATAGTGCCGACGAATACCTAAACGATACTCCAACCGATGGAAACCAAGAGCATCGGTATTTGGTTAGCTTCGATCTCTTGGTTCACTACGGGGAGCCCTAAACATGGCTGCGTTGACTGTGCCGACAACTGGACTTGGAGCAACCATTTCCGGAACCGGGTTGATTACTACCAAGCTCAAGCGAATTGGCGAAATGACCATCGGAGTCGATCAACTTGACATCACTGATTTGGGAGCGGCTGGTTTTGAGTTGCTACGCCCTTCGGATCTGCGAAAGAATCCCGAAGTCGAAGTTGAATTTTATTGGCTTGGATCATCGATCCCGTTTACCACGGCGATGATTCCATCGGCTGAGCCTTACGCTGGTATTTCGGTGACGATTACGCTACCTGGTGCTGGATCGTTTCAAGGCACTGCGTTTGTCAAGTCGGTCAAAACTCCGACGCTCGAAAAAGGCACCATCATGACCGGCAGCTACACGCTCCAGTTTGACGGTGCAACCGACATTACTTTCACGACTGCTTAATAGGAGCGAGCATGTTTACTTTGGTGCGACAGCAAGGATATTCGGTTGACGGTCGGTTAAAAGACCTCAACCAATTCCAAATCGGCGTTAATGGTGTTTTGGTCGGCTATCTTCCCTTCGGCAAGGCGGCACAAATACAAGCCTTATTCCAGTTTCCGCATGATGCGTTGACGGACGACGAATTGGCCTCGATTGCTTTGCAGGCTGAACAGGTTCAAGGTCATCCGGTCGAAGTGCAACGGCCAGAGCAGCACTCCCGCAAGTTCTATGAGGATGCACTTGAAGCGATCCGCAAGGAGGAATCGGAAGATGAGTAATCTCGAAGATGAATTCTTCGCGTTGGTCGAAAGGCCGCTGAATACCAAGCCGGTGCTAGTCAACGGCAAGGAATATGTTTTGCATGAACTGTCCGAAGGCGATGCAGCCGAAATGGAAGTCGCAATGCAGGACAAGAAAGGCAAATACGAATGGTCTCGCCATCGTCGAGTTCTTGTTTCGTATTGCTTACGAGACATTGAAGGAAATCGCGTTATTAGCGATCCTGACAGACTCAAGATCGTACCAAATCAGATCGTCGGCAAGCTTTACGAGGATTGCCTTGCGTTGTCTTCGTATGACGCCAAAGAGATCGACGAGTTGGTAAAAAAATCAGAGCCAGCCCAAGGCTAAAAGTTGCCTTTCGGCTGGCATTGGCTTTCGGCATTGCGGATCCATTACGGTGGGTTCGCTCGATGCCTGCGGGACAGTTGAATCAATGGGTTGCATGGGACAAGGTAGAACCA